CTATTTCATCTCACCGTGGGCGTTATGTAATGCACCGTGATGATCTACAGAAACTAAATCCATCAGTTCCAGTTAATGCTATTGAGTGGGCTAACGATACAGTTAATATGAACGAATGTGAAGAGTTCTCCCAAGAATACATGGGCGAATATATTGTTGATACTGTTGAGATGAATGAAGAGGACATGCTTGTTTTGTTTGATAAAGATAATGATTACCTGTGTCCGTGGACAAAGGACAAAAAAGTTGCAATGGTGAGGAAAAGTATTAGTGATGAAGAAAATTCTGTTGAGAGTTAAATTATTCTTCTGGAGGTTTCGAAAGAAGAAAAAGTATGGTGATGATGTATACCCAGGCTAACGATAAAGTATTAGATTTCTATAAGGAACTACCATTTAATATGAGAGACTCCGTTAGTGATCATGTAATGACTATTGTGGATAAATCCATATCTGAGCATTATCCACAACTAAAACCGATAGTTAAGGATACTGCTATAGAGATTGGTTGCGGCGTAGGATGGTTAAGTAATAGTCTTGCATTTCATGATAACAGTACAGTACAAGCTATAGATTTTAATCCAGTGGTAATAGATCGGGCTCAGGACATTAGTGAATATATGGACACTGAGGTTGATTTTGAGTGTGCTGACCTATTCGAATGGAAACCATCAGCACTAGTTGACCTTGTGGTTTCTCTTGGTGTACTCCACCATACTAACGATTGCATTGGTGGTGTAAAGAGAATTTGTAATGAGATGGTTAAACCAGGCGGTCATGTGTTTATAGGATTGTATCACAAACATGGACGTAAACCATTTCTTGATCATTTCAATAATATGATGTCGCTTGGTGTCATGGAAGAAGCTTTATATCAAAGATATCGTGAACTAGATTCAAGGTTTGATGATGAAACACATGCACGTTCATGGTTTAGAGATCAAGTGCTACATCCACATGAAACACAACATACAATGAAAGAGATGGTACAGGTGCTTGAAGAGTGTGATATGACTCTAGTGACAAGTGATGTACCAGAGGATGAGGAGTCCCTATATCAAGTAGGGGCAGAGCATTTAAGTAATGACACATATTGGCCAGGGTTTTTCACATTTCTCGCAAGGAAGAATACATGAAAAAACTATTGACATTCGGGTGCAGCTATACAGATGAGAGTTATATAACTGCTACTATGAATGACCCCACACTAAAAGACACCCTTAGAGATAATGATGGTAAACATACAGAACCATTTCCATTCTGGCCCACTTTGCTTGCAGAACATCTTGGTATGAAACTAGAGAACCACTCATCATTGGGTATAGGTAACGATATCATAGGTAGTATATTTACTGATGTAATGTCTAACAAACCTAAAGATGTAGGCCTTGTTGTCATCATGTGGTCAGAGTTTATGCGAATAGGATTCGAACAGTATTTAAAAACAGGTATCATATCTACTAAGAAAGATTGGTTCAAGATCAACATTACTGCTGGGTCAAAAAATGACCAGTATAGGAAGAAACAACTAGAGGTACAAGAGGTACTGAATAAGCACAGTCTTATATCTTTGGATGCTATGTTAAACAGATCACTTAGAATTTTCTACAATGTACAGAGCATATTGGAAAATCTGAATATACCATATCGCATGATCATGGGTATGCCACCATGCAGGGGTGAGTATGAGAATAAATTCTGCAAGTCTCTACTCAAAAGTCAGTATTATGAGATGTTTGATCCATCAGACTTTATCGGATGGCCAATGTGGAAACCCCTAGATGGTTTCTCTTGTGCAAGTAAGTTATATGACAACGGTGAAGATAACTTTATTAATATGGGCAATGTACATCCTAGTGAAATAGGTCAAAATAATATAAACAATTTGTTAATTACGGAAGGCAATCTATGACACAAACCATTGAACGAACTACACTAGGACAGCTGCTCACTAATGAGGAATATGCACGTAAGGTTATGCCTCATATGAAGGGTGTATATTTTGGTGACAGGACAGAACGAATTGTCTTTGAAGAGATCAATAAGTTTGTAGAGAAATACAATGCGCTCCCAACAAAAGATACACTGGAGATTGAGATTGACACACGGCGTGATCTCAATGAGGATGATATCAAGAAGGTGTTGACTGTTGTGAAAGAATTATCAATAGATAATAATGTTAATTCTGATTGGTTGGTTGAAACAACAGAGAAATTCTGCAAAGATCGAGCGGTGTATAATGCGATTGTTGAAGGAATATCGATCATTGAAGGTAAAGATAAAAATAGAGATGCAGATGCTCTGCCGTCTATTCTCACAGACGCTTTGGCTGTCGGGTTTGATAATAGGGTGGGTCATGATTACCTTCTTGATGCAGACTCAAGATTTGATTACTACCATACGATTGAGGAGAAGATTCCGTTCGACTTGGAATTCTTCAATAAGATAACCAAGGGTGGTCTACCACCCAAGACTCTGAATATTGCACTCGCTGGTACAGGTGTTGGTAAGTCGCTGTTCATGTGTCATGTCGCTGCAAACTGTATGAGTCAGGGAAAGAATGTACTCTATATCACACTAGAGATGGCAGAGGAGCGCATTGCAGAACGCATCGATGCGAACCTGATGAACGTGTCTATGGAAGACTTGCATGACCTACCCAAGCAAATGTTTGACAATAAGATGGCGAAGATCATCAAGTCCACCAGTGGACAACTTATTGTCAAAGAATATCCTACTGCATCAGCTCATGTTAATCACTTCCGTGGACTAATCAAAGAACTTGCAATTAAAAAGACATTTAAACCAGATATCATTTTTATTGATTACCTTAACATATGTGCATCTTCTCGTTTCAAGGGTGCATCTAATATCAACTCTTATACAATGATTAAATCTATTGCAGAGGAGTTACGTGGACTTGCTGTAGAGAATAACGTGCCTATTATGAGTGCCACGCAGACTACTCGCTCAGGTTTCTCTAATAGTGATGTAGGACTAGAGGACACGGCAGAATCATTTGGTCTGCCTGCCACTGCTGATTTTATGTTTGCTCTCATATCAAATGAAGAGTTAGATGCTTTAGGTCAAATTGCAGTCAAGCAGTTGAAAAACAGATTCTCTGATGTAAGTTCAAACAAAAAATTTGTCATCGGGATTGATAGGGCCCGTATGCGCCTGGCCGATGTACGATTAAGTGAACAAGAAGGTTTGCAAGACGCAAATCATAGTGGCGATGTGCCAGAAGCATTTAGTACGCCAGTGTTTGATAATACAGATTTCGGAGGATTTAAAGTATGATAATTTTGTTAGTAACGATGCAAATATTAGGAACATCTCTAACAATAAATGCAGAGAAATTATATGGTACAATGAATATGCGTACCTGTAAAGAACTATTACCATTAATTTTGTGGGATTATCAAGCCACAGAAGGATTTTGTTGGAAGGGTGACATTTTGAATAATCCCCCACAAAAAATATAAAGGAGTTGATATGAGTGATTTTTTAAAGAATGTGATTAAAGAAGTAGGTAACGAATATGCGTCACTTGCAAGTGACGGTATAGAGGCAGGGGATGTGAATAGTTTCATAGACACTGGTTCGTATATTCTAAACTCTCTATTGAGTGGGTCTGTGTATGGTGGTCTTCCATCAAATAAGATCACAGCCCTCGCAGGAGAAAGTGCCACGGGTAAGACGTACTTCCTCATGGGTATTGTTAAAAACTTTTTAGATGCTGATCCAGATGCAGATGTTATTTATTTTGAATCAGAGAGTGCTATTACTCAGAGTATGATTGAAGATCGTGGCATTGATGCAGAACGATTATCTGTATTCCCTGTTACTACAGTACAAGAGTTTCGTCATCAAACACTACAGATACTAGACTCCTATCTTGCACAGGATGAATCAGATCGCAAACCTCTGTTCCTGTGTCTTGATTCTCTTGGCATGTTGTCTACTACTAAAGAGATAGAAGACACAACTGATGGTAAAGAGACACGTGACATGACACGAGCCCAAGTACTCAAGGCTGCATTTAGGGTGTTAACTCTTAAACTTGGTAGGGCAAAGGTTCCTATGGTTGTCACTAATCACACATACGAGAGTATGGGTCTATTCTCCACTAAGGAGATGGGTGGTGGTTCTGGACTCAAGTATGCCGCATCTTCCATCATATACCTCTCCAAGAAGAAGGAGAAGGATGGCACTGAAGTTATC